AAATAGTTATTAAAATAATCTGCTGTCAGACCTGGGTCTTTGGGAGGTAGGTTTGAATATACGGGTCTAAAATCTGCCATGTTATGGTCCTAAACTTTCACCATTGCTGTTAACATAGCCTGGTGGTATTTGTGGTCCTGATGCCTGTTGTTCATTCTTTTTACTAAATGCACCAGATACTTTACTTGCTAAACTAGCTGCGGTATTGACCACAGGAAAACTAAATTGTCCGCCACCGCCACTACGAATAGCACCGTTAATGGTTTCTCCAATCTCAGCGGTTGCTGCCTTCTTAAGATCAAAGTTTTTAAAGTTTTGTCCTGCTCTAAGTGCTAGGAATCCAGCCTTTAAATAATCTCCCTGACCAAAAGCATCACCAATCTCGTTGGCACTATCTACTAAACCACCAGGGCCCGTAATACTCTTGGTACCACCACCCAAAGGACTTAGTGGACTTGGTTGTTTGTCATATCTAGTAGTAGCAAAGCCTTTAACTTGTCCGGCCTTTACATATCCATCCGAATAGTTTACTGCCTGATAATTCAGACGCATGGTATGTTCCATGAGTCCGGTGCCCTGACTTACATCGTGACGACCATGATCCCAACTTTCTATTTTAGGATTCATTAATTCGTATAAACTATACTTGCCCTGATTTAAACTGTAGATCTTAACACTAATAAAAAAGTCTTCGGCATTGGATGCTTGTGGTGTAAAGCCCCAACGATCTGTGCCACGAGTGTCTGAGTATCTGGGATTTCTAAAAACACTATTTTGATTACCTAAAGTGTTACTACCACCATAATCTGAATCACGATAGTAATACTTTAAATAACATCTCCATAAATCTCTGACAACATTTGCACCATCATCATGCAATACAATGCTTATGGGGTCATATTGTAGTGCTGTTTGTACAAAATCTTTTTTGTTGTAGGCATTGTACTTTTTAATATCTACTCTGAACTTAGGTAAATCTATGTTCTTGACCAGGATACCGGCTTCAACCTTTTTAAGGGTAGCAGGCTGTAACATATTACTGGCAGTTGGACTTAGTTCAAAGAATACATGAAATAAGAACTGTTGCTTGGGTGCAAGTTCGTAATTATTGTCTACAAAGACTTTACTGGCGTGACGATAATCCCTCACGCTTTCGTGTTGTCCAAGTCCTTTGAGTATACTATTTAAGCCAGCCATATGTTTATTTATGGTCCTAAAAATGTGTATTTTTGTTAGGCATTCAAGGCAAAAAAACCCGAGACTAGCTCGGGTTTTTAAGTTAGTACCACTTTATAGTTGTTATTATTATCCTGTAACAACTGTACCAAGTGTACGGGTAACTGCTGCACCTACACCTGAACCATCTGGTGTTTGTACTGCGTTATCGTACTTAATGGTGATTGAAATGGTAACTGGATCATTTGTTGCATAGTTAACTGTCTGGTAATCTGCGCTGCTTACCAAACAGCCATATAGTTCCCAGGTCTCAAGAACGTTGGGTGCGCTTGCTCCGTTACCACCGTCTAGCATTTCTAGTCTGGTAATGAATTTGTAATCAATACCTGAACTAGCACTAGCTTGTTCTGCGAAATCGAATTGTTTCTGTAACTGTTCACCAACTAGACGACTTACATTGCCACCAGCATCATCTCTAAGTGTACAAGTAACATCGGTCCAGTCTGGCTTACCTAGTAACTTAACCTTGCTGTTATAGGTATCAATAACGATATCACCAAAACTTACACTAGGACGTTTGAAGTCAACTACCTGTTTGGTAAGTTCTGTTCTGGGGGTGCTTACACCAAAGTTTTCAAAGCTAACTCTGAAACGATATTGTAGCTTGGGCATCAGTAGGCCCTGAGCACTGGCGCTCTGGCCACTTGCTAGGGGTACTGTGAATCTTGTTAAACTTGCTACTGCCATAATTTCTACTCCTGTTTATATTATTTACTCTAAATCACTTAAATATGCCCTGTAGATTTCACTGAAATTAACTTAGCATATTAAACAGGGGCCTAAGCCCCTGTTCTTAGCCTGCTGCTATTTCGCCAGTATTCTTGATACGCACTGGAATGTAAATAAATTCCACTGCTTTTACTGGCTCAATAGCTACATCAATGTATAACTCATTTGCATCTATACGGCTAGGTGTGTTGTTGGTATCATCACAAACTACTAGGTAATCATACAAACCACGCTTTGCTACTAGATCGTTCATAAGACTTTCAACAACCTGTTTTGCTTCGTCTCGGGTAATCTTGTCATTAGGTTCAAACAAGAATGGACGAACAATAAGTTGTAGTCGTTCTCTGATGTAACATACCAAACGTGCTACATTGATACGATCCAAAGCACTTGCGTATGGATTTAGAGTTTTCTGTCCGAAGTTTACCAAACCAACACCTGGGAACAGAGTAATTGGGTTGATTTTGTTTTCGTACAGGGTATCTCTGAGGCTTTCGGTTAAACCAATACTTACTAACTCACCGTTGGCATCCAGGTAACCAACTCTGGTAGCATTGTCAATTAAACCACGACGCAAGCCTGCTGGTGCAAACCATGGGAAAGCTACATCATCATTACGGATCAGAGTTCTTAGAGCCATATGACTTGCTGGGACCATAACTTCTGCATTGCCAGTAGTGAATGGATTGTTAGTAATACCGCTTGGGTAGAACACAGCCATGTATGGATCAGCAGTAGTGATGCTGTCGTTTGCATTGCCATCTGCCCAGTTTAGTATTGCAGTACCAGTTGGTGCTAGTCTGTATGGTGTATCAGCAACAATGAATGCTGTGTTACGACGGTCATTGTTTAATGCAACCATATTAGCAGCAACTTCTGGATAACCTGGTGTAGCAATTAGGTTAAACTGACGCTGTTCTTCTCTGACCTCAGTGTTAGTATCAATCGCACTAGCAATAGCACTGCTGATAATAACTCTAGGTGCATGACGACCCATGTATGGGCTACCATCATTACGGTTACCTGAAGCATTTCTCCAAGTAGCACTTACTGCTGGTAGTGGATCAACATCTGGATAATCATTTGCATTCCAGGCATCTGACATAAACATTTTTACATTGTAACCTGAACGACGGGTGTTCCAGAGCAACATACCTTTTGGATATAGTGCTGCATCAGGTGCATCTGGATCCAGGTAGCTGCTCATTAGCAAGTCTGTAATGGCTGGCTTATCATCAGTAATTGGATCGCTTGTACCGTCTGTGTCCCAACGAGCATCAGCAAACAGTATACCGTTTTCTGTGGTTCCGTCTGTGTTGTCAATCAACTGCCACTTGCCCTGACCGCTGACATTATCATAACGCTTGATTAGTGGATAGTTTTCCAGATCTGATGTATCGATCCAGATATCACCGTAACTTAATGCTGTACCATCGGACTGTTCCATGGGCTCTGAAGCACTAACTATTGGACCTTCTGGATCACACAGACTTAAATCGTAACCACGAGCATCGTTACTGTTGGTCTGATAACCAACCCAGTCATTACCGTCATGGATCATTAGATCAACTTCGGATGCTGTGCTGTCATACCAGTATGTACCATCAACTGGATCGGTTGTTGGCTCGTCCATGCTTGCTGTGTATACAAAATTGGCAACCCAGTTGCTTCCAATTACACCACCAGTGATTGCTCGGCAGTAAAGGGTGCTGCTAGTAAATCCAGCTGTTGTAACTGGAGAGTTAGGGCTAACATTTACTAGTCTAACAATACCACCTTTGGTATGTGTGAATACAATTTTACCAGCACTGTTTAGTTCGCAGTTTAAGTTAGGAACATTTTTAGCTAGTACATCTGATACAAAGCTGGCAGCACTAGTGCCAGATAATGTGACAGTGTATACTGAACTTAGAGTTGATGTTCCAACCTGACTTACAGTAATCTCGAACTGATTTCCGGCATTAAATGTTGGATTTGTTACTGTTCCTGTAAGAACTGTTGCACCTTTAACGGCTCGTCTAAATAATGTGTAATTTGCAATACTGTTATTAGCTATATCAACATTAACATGGAAGCTACCTTCTGCAATATTGGCACCACCACCTGCAGGGTCTAGTACTGCATTTGCTTCCCAATCAGTGTCATATACTGGTGCTGCTGTGGTTGTCCATTGTCCAGTTAGGCTGTTATAAACTTTCACAACAAAATCTGCACCTGAGTTTGCACTGGTAGTTTTCAACCATACGCTACCACTTGGACGTGGAACTGCATCTGAACTCTTCCATTCAGGAACTGTATAATGTGGTGTGTGTTGGAATCCTGGACCATAATACTGACCAGCGTCAATACCAATGTTGCTCAGGAAGCTACCAATACCACCAGCAGCAATATATATTGCTCCATCCACTGTGCTACCATCGGAACTTGCAGTAGTATCAGCAAAAATTTCTAATCTACCAGAATTGTTATAAGCACTTACGCCTGTAATAAGAGCAGCATTAATACGGCTTACTGCATTATCAACATCAGTACCAGTTAAAGTAATCTCTGTACCATTGATAAGGAAAGTATCACCAGATGTTAACAATGGATCAGTCGCTGTACCTTGTACTGCTGGGTGTGATGTATGCCAACCACTGGTACCTACATAAACCCAGGCATTGGTATACTTTTTGTAATAAATTGGATTATTTGTATTGGTGGTAACTACAGCATAATCACCAATCTGACCAATGCTTGACTTAGGAACGCCACCAGTTAAATCTGATGTCTTAGTAATTACAATAGGAGCAACATTAGTGAATGTTTTAGTATCAGCATCCCATTCCTGGATACCCCAGTTAGTACCGGCTAGGTCTAACCAAATAGTACCGTTGTCAGCTGGGCCTGTTGGACGGTTTGATGTACCAATTAGCTGGGCTGTATCAACATCTGCACGAACTACGAAAACTCTGTTGCTTACGCCCAGGGCTGAATAAGCAGCAAATAATCCATATTCGTTTACTTCGTAACCATGTAATGGTGTGCCGTTACTGTCTTTGTAGAAAGTAGGAGTACCAAAAGTACTTGTGAGATCACGCTGACTGGTGATCTGAAATAGTTTGTTTGCGTTTGCTGCGGTAGTACCTGAAGCAGTAGCAGTACCTGAAGCATTGAGCTTATCCTGTGCTGTAGCAACAAACACTAGGGGTACAGTAGCAACTGCTGTTGGAGCATATACGCTCTCATCAATTATACTAACACTTACGCCTGGGGAAACTAATGAAGCCATGTTTTATATCCTTTACTAGATACGAATATTTATGGCATATCACTAAAAATGTGCTTATACTACGCTCTTTGCAAAGACATGACATAAATACTACTAGATTATGAGCCATCCTGTATGTAAATCTTGTGGTATTAATGCCTGCGCCCCTAACTATATCAAAGAGGGTACACAGCACTATCGCAGTCGCTGCAATAGCTGCATCAAGAGAAATAAGACTAAGCAGGTAGCCTGGCAGAGGGCAGGCTATAAGAAGAAAATGCTATGTGAGAAATGTGGCTTTAAGGCCAAACAACAAGCTCAGATGTTTGTCTGGCACATAGATGGTAATCGTAGAAATGTAACACCCACTAACCTAAAGTCAGTGTGTGCTAATTGTAATGTTGAACTCGCTGTGACTAGATCAGTCTGGAAACAGGGCGATCTAATACCTGACTTTTAAAGTAGTTTGTCTACCTGAGCGTAGAGCTCTGCCAGCGTACCGTTATTATCAATCTCAGCATCAAACTTAGTGCCTACCCAGGCTGTTTCTGATGCATGGATTTTGTTATCAGCCAAGTAAGCCTGAGCTGTACCATCCTTCTGATTAGCTGCCAGAGCCATGTAATACCAGTCTGGTAGAGCTCCACGT